TAAGAAGTCGTCCAAGAAGAAGTCGTCCAAGAAGATGAGGAAGTCCTCTAAGAAGTCCTCTAAGAAGTCGTCCAAGAAGAAGTCGTCCAAGAAGATGAGGAAGTCCTCTAAGAAGTCCTCTAAGAAGTCGTCCAAGAAGAAGTCGTCCAAGAAGTCGTCCAAGAAGAAGTCGTCCAAGAAGATGAGGAAGTCCTCTAAGAAGTCGTCCAAGAAGAAAAGGAAGTCTGTGAATAATTTACTAAAAAGTTTTGATAAAAAATTAAGTAAAGAATTACCTAAAATCAAAAGTAGAGTTAAAAGCAAGCAAAAATCTCGTAGTAACAAAAAAATTGATGATACTAAACCTGTAAAGAGGTATAAGTATGTTAAAAAACCTCTAAAAGACTGTATAAAACGTTCTGTTCTTCCTTTAAGAGATACTCAGATTAAGGTAGTTCAATTCATGGATACAAACGATGGATTATTAGTTGTTCATGGAACCGGAACTGGTAAGACATTAACTGCTGTAGCGACTTCTCAGTGTTATTTAGATAAAAATCCTGATAATAGGGTAGTTTTTATTGGTCCTACATCACTTTTGTCTAATTTTAAGAAAGAGATTAAAGCATACGGCGATGAAGTAGATATTGATAATTATGAGTTTTATTCATTTACAACGTTTTACAATAGGGAAAAGGCTGGTAATCCGGTAGACCTAAGTGATGCCTTATTGATTATAGACGAAGTTCATAATTTAAGGAATCCTGATTCTTTAAAAACTAATGTTATAGTAGCAGCGTCGTTTGACGCTGATAAACGTTTACTTTTATCGGCAACTCCATTTGTGAATAATTTGCGTGATTTTATTCCGTTAATTAACATAGTTTACGGTAAAAAAATAGTTGGGACCAGAGAGGAATATGATAATGGTGTTATTAATGAATATTTATCTGAACTGGCTACGGAGTTTGAGGACTCGTTAGCTATTGTAAAGTATTATTTAAGAGACAAGGTGGATGTAGTTGTTAAAAAAGATACCAAAAATTTCCCACGAAGAACCGACAACAAAATAGAAATACCAATGACTCCCGCTTATTATGAAAAATATGCTAGTATCGTCCAAGGTTTGGAAACCCTTGGATTAATATTTACTTCTCCAAATAAATACTATAATGGATACAGAAGAGCGGTTAACCAAGCTGGAGAAGGGTACTTTAGTAGTAAAATAGACAAAGCTATACCTATTTTACAAAAGGGAAAATCCATAGTCTATACTAATTGGATTGAGTTTGGATTAAAACCTCTAACTAAAGTCCTAGAAAAGAAAAATATATCATACAGAGTATTTACTGGTGATACTAAGGTAGGAGAACGCCAAAAAATTGTTAATGATTTTAATAATAATAAGTTTGAAACATTAATCATAACTAAAGCGGGTGGAGAGGGTCTTGACTTGAAGGGTGTCAGGAGTGTAATAGTTATGGAACCTACTTGGAATGATGCTGGTTTACAGCAGATTATTGGTAGAGCTATTCGTTATAAATCACACGAACATCTTCCAGCACCTCAACGTAAGGTTGACGTATACTATATGATAATGACGATACCCTCAGGTATGGATCCTGTTACATCAGAACCATCAGGAGACGTCTTGTTGTATAATATTATTAATAAAAAGATACAATTGAATGTTGCCATCACATCTATTTTGGAGGATATGTCTATTGGAGTAAAATAAAAAGTTAAGGAGTTTAAACATAGATGTGAAAATATAAATGTCTGACCAAATAGATATTCTTAGTATAGACGCAAAAATTCGTAATAATTTCCAAGAAGAATACCAAAAAATACCATTATATAAAGATAAATTAAACGAAATACACGAAACTATCAAAAGAATAGATAAAACTGACAATAATGTTAAATTATTAGAAAGTCTTAATATATCCGTTGATAAATTATCAAAATACATAAGTGATTTAGAATTACAAAAAGATTTGAATTTTTATATAATGAATACCTTACCAATCATAGAAGAATACAAAGAAATACTTAAAAAACCCATAAAAGTTAGTTTTATGGGTAAGCGGGTTAAAAATAACAAGAAAAAACACGAATTAATCAATAATTTTAAAGAATTAGTTTCTGATTACGTTGATTTAAGTTTATCACCGAAAAAGTCTGTTGAAGATAATATTGTGTGTAATAACTGTAATAATAAGAAAGATTTTGATATAATTGATAAAAATATATATGTATGTCAGCATTGTTTTGGGGAGCAGTTGGTATTAAAACATGTATCATCATACAATGATATAGACCGTATCAACATTTCTACAAAATATATGTATGATAGGAAGATTCACTTCAGAGACTGTATCAAACAATATCAGGGTAAACAGAATAGTACTATTTTACCAAAAGTATACGAGTCATTGGAGGACCAATTTGATAACCATCATTTACTGTATGGAGACAAGAATACTCCAAACGAGGAACGCTTCAAAGATATTACTAAAAACCATATTATGTTATTTCTTAAAGAGTTGGGATACTCTAATCACTACGAAAACGTAAATCTAATTTATTATAATTTTACAAGGAAAAAACCAGATGATATCACGTATTTAGAAGACCAATTACTTGATGACTTTGACTCCCTAACGGACTTGTATGATAAGAAGTTTAAACATATTAATAGGAAAAATTTTATTAATACACAATATGTGTTATATCAGCTTCTTAAACGTCATAAACATAATTGTAACAAAGAAGAATTTATTATCTTGAAAACCATAGATAGGAAGTTCTTCCACGACGAAATTTGTAAGGAACTTTTTGAAGAATTAGGTTGGAATCATACACCTTTCTACTGAATATTATATTTTTTTGATATAATATTTAACGATATTTTAACTGAAGATTTAATACAATGTAGATGTAATCATACTTTGCCATTATATTAGATTTACCTTGTTGTTTATTCCATGCTTCCCACTTAGATCTTTCTGGTAAATTGAATATCCATGGGGAGGGAGTATAATTATCACCTTCTTCTATTTGTTTTTCTAGACCATAGAGAAGATGACCAGAATCTTCTGATAAACCAATTAGTTCAGTTGCTATTGCACGGGAATTTTGAAATCTCATTTCTAATTCAATATCTGGATATTGAACTATCATCTTTTATTAAAAACTTAAATGATATTTTATATAGATATAAATGGAACAACAAGTAAGTTTTGCTATTCATAACACAGACATAGATTATTCCCAATCCCAATCATCCCAGATACCTCTTCCCCCACCATTATCAAATGAACCCCAAGATTCTCTAAGCTCATTATTCACAATAGTTAGTATGGCGAATAATATAGGACCAACCGTCATGTTATCAACACCCGCTATAGAAACACTATTCGTAAATACTACTGAAAATAACGTATATGGTATAGAAGAACTATTATCAGAGACACTTAATAACAATTCACAACAACTAGAACGCAATGAGAAAGTAGTTTTGGATATAAATAAGTTAGCATATAGTAGCACTGCTAAGACTGAAACTGAATGCCCTATTTGCTGTAGTAATTTTACCGACAGTGAAATTGTATCAATCACAAATTGTAAACATTATTTTCATAGTAATTGTTTGGTAGAATGGGGTCATTATAATACAGCTTGTCCAGTATGTAGAACCGATATACCTATTATAGATAAAAAAGAAAATGACGAGTTAGAATAAAATGCTTGGTAGTAATACAATAATGTTCTGTAAGGATAATGCGTTTGAAATTTTATTAGGATTATGTGTAGCTTTTTTCTTAATTTTTGGACTATATAATAAGATAGTTGGTCAAAGAGGGTCATATTCCAAACAAACATATTTTATAAAACCTAACCAAAAACACATTTCTTCGTTTATTAGACCATCTACAAATGATAATAATCCTCGTAAAGGTGCCCCCAGATACAGTAAAGGGGAAATAGAATGTAGAAGAGTTTTAGAATATTTATTTCCTGGAAACAAATTTCCATCTTCTAGACCGGATTTTCTCAGAAATAATGTAACTGGTGGTAATTATAACTTAGAACTTGATTGTTTTAATGAACAGCTCAGGATAGCTGTTGAATATAATGGTATTCAGCATTATAAATTCTCAAACTTTTTCCATAGGAATAAGGATCAATTTGAGAATGGAAAATACAGGGATGAGCTGAAAAGGCGTATGTGTAAGGAAAATGGAATCCTATTGATAACAGTTCCTTATGATGTAAAACTAGAGAACATTAAATCTTTTATAGAGACAGAATTACGTAGAAATAATATAAAATTTAGACGATAAAAGTTAATCCTGCGGCTATTATTAGTAATGTTAATAAAAATGCCGCTCCGGGATTTTGAGGAGGGATATTATCATCTTTATTAGTATCATCTTTATTAGTATCATCTGGCTCATTCTTAGGAATTGGACCAGCCTTAGGTAATGGACCAGCCTTAGGTAATGGACCAGCCTTAGGTAATGGACCAGCCTTAGGTAATGGACCAGCCTTAG